CAGCAACCTGTGAGTTTAGCTATTTATGGTGATCCCGGAGTTGGGAAAACCTTGATGGTTCAGAATTTATGTGTTTCTGTTTTGAAGCTAGCCGAGTTATTGCCGGCCAATCTGACGGCTCAACAGGCATCTAATCAGGTTTATTGCAAGGCTTGGAATTCTGAGTATTTGGATGGTTACACAGGCCAGCCCGTGTATCTGGTCGATGATTGGATGATGAAGCGAGCAACTGCGCAGGACACGTCCAACGGTTTTTTGGATCTGATGACGTACTATGGCAGTTACAAGGCCATGTTGAATTACGCTGCCTTGGAGATGAAGGGCGTTTTTGAATTTTCTTCAAAGATGTTGGTTATGACCACCAATTTGAAGAATGTCATGACTGGCACTCAGGGCACCATGGAGTGTCCGGAGGCCATAATACGCCGCATTGACTTCCCAATTCATGTGCGAGTTAAGAAGGAATTTAGGAGACCCGGTTCGATGGAGCTGGATTATAGTTTATTCCAGGAGGAGCTTCGCACATGTGGTGGTGACGTTGTTTCGGCGTTTCCGTGGCACGTTTGGGAGTGGGTGCCCATGAATTTTCACGTGGGCAATTCCAACTTCTTTTCTAGTGATGAGGTTCCAGGACTTCCGATGATTAATTTGATAATAGACCTGGTTGAAAAGCTAGGGAAGCGGAAGGAGTCTCACATGGAAACGTTGCAACAGGTGCAGAAGATTCTGGACGCGCCGGTTTTGCCTTTGGAAGAACTGCGCGCATTGAGAGTGCGTGAGGAAGGTGGCGTGTTTTTAAAGGAGCCGTCAACTTGGTCGTCTTGTACGTTGAATAGTCACGGTATTAGCGAAATACAACCCGAGACCGTAGGGTGTCCGGTCCACGCGAGATTAGAGCACAAGAGCCATGTTATGGCTGAATTGGGTATGTCAGCCGAGATTTATGATGAGTTATATCCAGAAGATGGGAACGATTGCGTTTCCAACCCTGATTGTTGTTTTGGACGTTCGGGTGCTCCCGAGTGTTGTTTTGGAAGTCCCGGCACTCCTGGTTTGTCAGAGGAATACAAAATTAGGAATTCTGAATTTTTGATTGTTCGCATTCATGCGGCCTTGGAGAAGAGTTTGAAGTCGTGGCGTGAAGCACATGTTGCGTGGAAAGTCCTCTATTTTGGAACCATTGGAACTGCAATTGCTTACGGCTCATTTGAGTTCGTTAAGTTCATTTGTTCTATGGTTCGATCTATATGGGATTACGTTACCGGTTTGATGTTTCCTAAGGTAATCAGGGAACAGAGCAACCGGGTTACCAAGCCCAGGGCCGTTATGTATAAAGTGTTGCAGCAGGGTCCTGGCCCGTGCTTGACCAATAATGTGTATGCTAACAGCTTTAAGATCATGGTCAGAGGCTTTTGTGGCGATGCTTTGGTACTTGGGCAGGTTACGTTCCTGTATCACGATTTTTTCGTGATGCCTAATCACTTTTTGAGGAACATTCGAGAGCGTATTGAGTCAGCGGATATAGGGCCTAATTCTCAGGTTATTTTGAGGAATTGTGTCAATGCCGAACTTGATGTGGGCCACGGATTGTCTGTTCAGGAGTTTTTAGACTTTCCTTATGAGTTTGTTGAGGTTAGGGATTTGGCTTTTGGTCGATATACCAACGCCATGAACGCCCGCAAAGATATTAGGAAGTTCCTGTTAAAGGATGCAGACATCACTAGTGTGGGTGGTTTGCCCGTCCGGGTAGATACGGCGCGAACCGATGTCAGTGGGGTGCTTGTGCCTTACAATGAGCGTATTGCGTTCATGTGCCCTTCAGTCGAGAAGGGGAAGGCCGTTATGCAATGCGGTCCGATTAGACACCGTCATTGGATGAGATATCGGGCAACCACAGAAGTGGGCGATTGCGGAGCCCTTCTCACGTTACAGCATGCGAAATATTACAACAATCGCGTGTGGTGTGGCATACATATAGGAGGAGACGGAGATTGGGGATACAGTACCATATTAACATCGGAGCTCGTTGAGCGAGCTCTTGATAAATTGAGAGAGAAAACTGGATGCCCTTTGAAAGCTGAGCTTGACATGGTGGAAACGGATGAACAATCAGGGTTGTACACCCAGTGTGGCGTTCAAATGGAGGATTCTTTAGAGTTTCCATTTTATGCTGCCGATGAGGATCCTGACCAGAAGATGGCTTTTGGTAGTTTTCAGAGCCTTGGCAAGGTTAATAAACCAGTTTCAATACCTGTGAAGTCGAAGTTGAAACAGACGTTCATAGGACGAGAGAAAGTGTTTGGTGAGACCAACTTGGTACCAGTGGAGTTGGGATGGGTTGGGCCCGGAGAAACTGCTTTGACGCGGGCTTTGAAACCTTATGCGGGGCCACCAAAGTTTGTCGATAAGTGGTGGCTTAAACCGGGCATACGTGCCGGAATGAAGAAGTTTTCTGAGTGTACAACCAACATAGAGGGTCGCGTTTTGTCATACAGGGAGGCTGTTGTTGGCAACCCGGCCTTAGGGCTTAAAGGTATTCCTAGAGGCACTTCAGTTGGATATCCTATGTGCCTCAAGGCTGAGGACAAGTCTTATTTTTGGGGCGATGGAAACGAGTTTGACTTGGAAAATCCACGCGCCAAGAAATTGGAGTCTGAGGTTATGGCTTTGGCCAAGTTGGTCGAAGACGGCAAAAGGCCGTTTTTTATTTGTCGAGGCTTTTGCAAGGATGAAACCAGGAAACAAGGTAAGGACGCGAGATACATTGCAGGAACCAGCATACATTATTACATATTATGTAGAATGTATTTTGGAGTTGTGGTGGCTGCGCAGATGACTTTGCACACTCACAACGGGATGTGTCCTGGTATTAGGGAGTTTTGCGAGTGGCCTTGGTTACGCCATTGGGTGACGCAGCACGGGGACAAGTGCTGGGATGGCGACTTTAAAGGCTTTGACACGACGCAATTACCTCGGTTTTTGTTTGGGTTGCTTGGCTTTATTAATGAGTGGTATGACATCAGAGGTGCCGAACGCAGTGCAAACACAGCCCGTTATGTTCTTTTTATGGATTTGGCGTTTAGCCGGCACATAGTTGGTGGCGGCTTTCAGTTGGACCACATAGTCCAGTGGTCTAGGTCTATGCCTAGTGGTCACCCATTGACTGCTTTTATCAATTCTGCTTATTCCATGTGTTGCATGTCCTGCGCATATTTGAATTGGACAGGGCGTGTTGATTTTTGGGAGCAGGCTGCCTGCGCCACCCTTGGAGATGACAATATTAACGGGGCCTCTGATGAGGTTGTGGATTTGTACAACCAGGTCACAGTGGCGGAATTTTTACTTCAAGAGTTAGGCTTAACATATACTGATTCTTCGAAATCGGGGCAGTTGAGGTTTTTTACTACCATTGAGAATGTGAGCTTTTTGAAGAGATCATTCCACATGGTGAATGGACGCGAAACTTGTCCTATTGAAATTCCATCTATTCTACATTCCACTTATTGGGTCAAAGAATCGCGATATGCTTCTGCGGACAAGGTATGTTCTGACTTGCTGGAAAATGCTTTGGGTGAGTTGTCCATGCATGGACCGGAGGTTTGGGACATGTGGAGTCCCATAGTGCGCGAAACAATGCGCCGCCTGGGAGTCGTACCCAGTAATGATACGACAAATTTGAACGACTATTTGGACTACATGCTTTCGCGTGAGGACAGTAGTTGGTCAGGCTTGCAAATACGCACACGTTTTGGTTGAAATACCGGCGTCACGAGTAAGGAACGTGTGGACAGGGCGGCCTGTGGACTCGTAACTATTTAGTTTTACCACCTAGGACCGAGTTTAAATTGTCCAGGGAAGTGGCGTCACTCACGCCTTGTTGAGTCGCAAGGCGTGTGTGAAATGACTCGCCGAAACTACAGACCATATTAAGAGAGTAG